TCATACCTGGGGAGAAAGGATTGGTTGTTGGTAGGCCCGCCTACCTCAACCGAAGTCTCTAAGGTCTGTCGGTTTGATTGGCAGACCTCCATTGACCTCGTAGGGGCTTCGGACAACCTTCGGTTGGACGTCGCCGATACAATCCTTAGCGCGGTTTTATCGCGCTGCGAGAAGGTTCCTGGTTCTGTGCGCCAGGACGCTGTGGATTCCCTACGTCCGACTGTGGATGGCGGTCCTGCCGTCAGCCATGGTCAGATGATGGGCACTTACCTTTCCTTCCCTCTCCTCTGCTTGCAGTCGTACGTGGCAGCCCGTTGGGCCACTCGTGACACTCAAGCTGGAATTCTTATCAACGGTGACGACTGCCTTATAAGCAGCCCCCGTCCCGTTCTCAATGATGATTACCCCGACTGGGCGATCATCAATGAGTCTAAAACTGGCCGCTTTAGGTCAGTTGCGGAGATAAATTCCACGTGTTTCCTCAGGGATTCACGGGGGAGGTGGAAGGAGGTGAAGCACCTCAGGAGGGGAGGTGGTACGCGTGACCTCCAGGGCCACGTGCACCAGGCAGCTGTTTGTCGGGCTGCCGGTCCGTTGTGGGAGCGTGCCTTCGTCCTTGCGAAGTCTCGCTCGAGGTGGTGTCTACGCCCGAGCGATCTCGGGTTCAATCTCGGCATACTTGAGGTCTTCAAGTATGAGCGACGGCTCTGCCGTCGCGGTTATGCGGTCCTGCCGCGTAACACCGGGCTTGATGACGGTCGTTACCGGCTTTCGCTGGATTCGACGTCCGTGGAGAGGTTGGAGGTCCAGTTGGACCTGTGGGTGGGCGGTCGGTCTTTTCAGACCGAGCGGCAGCCGTTGACTTTCAATGCTTTCAAGCGTTGTTTGGTCAAACCATCGTCCGCGTTTCTACGCGCTCGCGCTGGTGGGTGGCGTGGCTGCGAACTTTCGTTCGGAGTACGCACCCCTGCTGTCGTTCCTCGTCCGCGTGGCGAGGTCGTCCTGGCGGAGTCTAGACTGTCCTGCAGTCCTGGTCCCGTTTGTTTGGAGGAAGACGGTGTTCTTCTCGTCTGCGAGCCCCGCGATCGTTGGTGATCGCGAAGTGTTTCGCGCGGTGTGTCGTGTGTCGACGGACGGTCCCTATGGACCTCTTCCCTGATAAGGGCGACCATTGAGGATCTCTCCTCCGCAAGAGATCGCGTTCTGCCCGTGGAGGGCCACCTGCGAATGCGGGTGTGCGCGGCCACCCTTGACAGGGTAGGGGGACCTTCTCAAGGTCCGAAAGAGAGGGTGAGGCGGCTTAAAATCCGCGGTGCTCCAAGTCAATTGGGCATGTAGGGAATGGACGCCGGCTAGCCGGCAAGTGGTTGCCTGTGTAGGCAGCAGCTGCGAGG